CGCGAAGCCGAATGGCGTAGATGCAGCGAAGACGAAGCCTACTTCCTACGCAGGTATTGGAGTATAGCGCATCCAGCGCACGGACGAATATTATTCGACCTGCGCGCTGCACAAGAACACGCCCTGAAAGAATGGGCCGAAAATCGGTACTCCCTAACATTAAAGGCCCGCCAAATAGGGTGGTCGACACTCGTCGCGGCACACCAGTTTTGGTTAGCGTTTTTTCATCCTGATCAAAACATTATTGATCTGTCTCGTACTGAACGCGAATCAGTCCTGCTGTTAAAGAAAACTAAGTACGGGTTTAAACATTTACCCGACTGGATGTTAGCAAGAGGGCCGAAGTCGCTGATGGAACATCAGCAGCGGATGGGTTTCGACAACGGATCGCAAATCGTGTCGATGCCATCTGCTTCGGATCCTGCTCGTGGCGAGTCTGCTTCTTTGATTGTGGTCGATGAGTGGGCGTTTTTGCCTAACGCTGAGGAGGCGTGGGCTTCTATTGAGCCTGTCGCGGATGTTGGTGGCCGTATTATTGGTCTTAGCACTGCGAATGGTTCTGGTAACTTTTATCACCAGTTGTGGGTTGGTGCTTCTACTGGTACCAACAAGTTCGCTCCAATGTTTTTTCCTTGGTCTGCGACTGAGGATCGTGCGGAGGGCTGGTATCAGGAGAAGGTCGATTCGATGCTTCCTTGGCAGTTGGCTCAAGAATATCCGACTACTCCCGAAGAGGCGTTTATCAAGTCAGGTAACCCTGTCTTTGATTTAGACATTTTGGAGAAGATGGAGCAATTCTGTCGTCCGGGTATCGAAGGCTGGTTGCATTCCGTTACTCCACGAGTGGTGGAGTTTCGGACATGACTTTGACTATGTGGCGTGAACCTGAGTCGCATCATGCGTATGTGATGGGTGTCGATACGGCTGAGGGTTTGGCTCACGGCGATTATTCGTGCATACAGGTGTTGGATGTTAAAACAGGGGTACAGTGCGCTGTATGGCATGGCCATATCCCACCCGACGAGTTGGCTAACGAGGTACACAATCTTGGCGTGTGGTACAATAATGCGTTGTGTTGCGTCGAGTCGAACAACCACGGGTTGACTACTATTGTCCAGTTGCGCCAGTTAGGTTACCCTAACATGTTTAGGAAACGTTCGTTGAATCAGGTTACGAGCAAAGTGTCGCAGGAGTTTGGGTGGAAAACCACTCGTACATCTAAACCTTTGTTGATTGATGATTTGGGTATGGCTATCCGTAACAACGAGTTGCAGTTGCTGGATCGGTATACGGTCGCTGAGTTGCGGTCTTATGTGCGTAACGAGCGGGGAACCATGTCTGGTTCACCGCACGATGACAGGGTGATGGCTTTGGCTTTATCTAATCAGATGCGCCAGTACGCGTTTATGCCAGAGTATGCACCCAAGGTTGACGATTATTGGACTGTTGATTGGTTTGCCCGGATGATTACGGGCGACACGGACCATCCTGATACCCGTATTGGGGCTTCTACGACTCGCGGGTCGGTGTAGTTGGGACACTTTGTCCCTTCTTTATGAAGATATATCTTTAGGAGGATATTTCATGGCTAAATTTGTTTCGCAAACCAACGGCACTGTGTCGATGGATGGCGCTAAAGGTTCTAACAACAAAATGGTTCGCGGTGCGAGCGTTGTTGCCAACAAGGTTGCCCCCGGCGGTTCACAACGTTCAAAAGAACGTACCTCTGGTGGCACCAAAACTGGTGGCGATAGCGAGTTTGGTGCAGGTGTTTCCCCTCGCATGACTCCAAAAAACCAGCATGGTCTGGGCGGCAAAGTAGAACCTGCTTCCAAGCAGTCTGCGTAGTTGTGGCGGTTTTACCGCCTGATGCTACGTTTGAAGAGTTTTGTAAAGAAACTCTTTCTTTGCGTGGCATGCTAACTCACGACGAGTTGGTTGAACGGTGGGAGTTTCGTCAAAAAATACGGTCGGTCAAAGTTCATAACGGTGAGGTCGCTAATGCTTTGCGGCCTAGCGATGAACGTGGATTGACAAAAAGGGAGCGCAGCGACAAGATTGTTGCCGAGGCTAAAGCACAGGGTCGCAACATCGAACCTGTGCAGAAACAATGGAGTTAGGTCATGGCTCGTAAAACACGCGTCGAGAAGTATGAGTTGGCTCGTGAACGGTTAGAGGCTTCTGCGCGTTGGCGTGAAGATAACGGGTACGACGATTTGTGGCGTCGTATGATCGATTTGTACCGCGGTAAACATTGGCCAAAAACAACCTCGAATGAGGATTTGATCGCCGTCAACTTGGCGTTTTCGACTATCAACGTTATTGCTCCGTCTGTATCGGTTAACCACCCTAAGATTGTTATTACTCCGACTAAGCCCGAGGATGAAGATCGCGCTATTTTCGTTGAAGCGGTCGTGAACCATTTGTGGAAGCATCATGATTTCCGCACTCCGTTCCGTAACGCTGTTAAAGATTTCCTTATCTTTGGCCACGGGTGGATTAAAGTTGGTTGGAAGTTTACCGAGCAGGAGCGTTCCATTAGCGATGCTGAACGCGACGAATTGTTGGGGGAACAGATTAATGAGGCCGACAGGTTTGCGGTGGAGAACCCTGATCTTGCGGCTGAGGTGCCTACCGATGAAGAGATTGCAGCAAACTTACCGTCTTCGCAGTCTGTTGTTGTTGAGGATCAGCCATTTGTGGAGCGTATCTCCCCGTTTGATGTGTTTGTAGATCCTGAGGCAACGACTCTAGAAGCCGCAAAGTGGGTGGCGCAGCGTGTCGTCCGTACTCTCGATGAGGCGCAGGGCGATAAACGATATAAGCCCTCTGTGCGTCGCCGTTTAACCGCTGATGCTTCTATTTCGGAGGCTCGCCAAAACCCGACAAAGGACGACCGTTTCGTGTCGGACGCTGAACGGGTTGTTGTATGGGAATACTACGACATTGTTAATAACACTATGTCTATTTTGGCGGATTCGGGCGACGAGTTTCTTGTCGATCCGACTCCGATGCCGTATGCGTATGGTCAACCGTTCGTGATGATCCGCAACTATGATGTGCCGGATTATTTTTATCCGATGGGTGACTTGGAGGCTCTCGAGTCTTTACAGGAGGAACTTGATAAGACTCGTTCTCAGTTGGTGAATGCTCGTAAACGGTATGGGCGTAAATACTTGTACCATGAGCGTTCGTTTGGGCCTGAGGGCCGCGAAGCCTTGGAATCTGAGGAAGATGGCCGCTTTGTTCCCGTTGTTGACGAGAACAAACCGTTGTCGGAAGTGATTATTCCGTTGCCTCAGATCCCGTTATCGCCTGAAGTTTATAATACTTCTTCGATTATTGAGAACGATATTAACACTGTGTCTGGGGTGTCGGAGTATGCGCGTGGCCAAATGCCAGAGATACGGCGTACCGCTACTGAAGCGGCTATTGTCGCTGATGCTGGTAATGCTCGCGCGTCTGACAAACTCGCTATTGTCGAGTTGTCAATCGGGGTTATTGCTCGTCGCGTCATTCAGGTGATGCAACAGTTTATGACTGGTGAACAAATGGCTCACGTTGCTGCTAATAGTGGCGACAATCTGTTTGTGCCTTATGGCCGGGAAGACATTATAGGCGAGTACACGTTTAGTGTTGAGGCTGGATCCACTCAGCCGATTAACGATACGATGCGTAAGCAGCAGGCTGTTTCTTTGTTGAACGCTTTGGCCCCCTTGGTGGGTACCATTATTGATCCTGCGGCTCTGGCTAAACACGTATTGCAGCAGGGCTTTGGGGTTAAGAATCCTGAAAAGTTTTTGATGCAGCAGCAACCAATGATGCCTGAGGGTGATCCTGCTGCTGAAGGGGGTGACCCATCTATGGGGCCACCTCCGGGTATGGGGCCGCCTCCGGGTATGCCGATGGGCGGGCCGCCGGGCGGAGACGCTTTTGGCGCTTCCGGCGGGGTGCCTCCTGAGTTGTTAGCGCAAATGCAAGGCCAAATGGGTTTGGATTTGTCTAACTTGTAGCATTGGGACAGTTTGTCCCTTTATATAGAGCAACCCGTTTGGGACTCTAGGAAGGTAATGAAATGGATAACGAGTTGACGGAACCCACTGAGGTGGATACTTCGGAAGCGTTGATTGAGGGTTCTGAGGAACCTGCTGGCGAGTCGTACACCGTGACGGTGGACGGCGACGAAACGCAGGTCAGTCTTAGTGAACTTCAAGACGGCTACCAACGACAAGCGGATTACACTCGTAAAACGCAAGAGTTGGCAGGCGAGCGGAAACGGTTACAGCAAGCAGAGGCAATTGTGTCTTCGTTGGAGTCAGATCCTGCGGGGACATTAAACGCTTTGGGTGAGGCTTTTGGGGTTAGTCCCCCTCCGCCGCAGGCTCCCACTCCTCAACGTGCCACGGATTCGTGGGACGATGATTGGAGCGAGGAACAACCTGTGAAAGAGGATGGTACTTCTCTGAGGGTTGCTCATTTGGAGGCGCGTCTTGAGCAGCAGGATCGTTTATCCCGCAGACAAGCAGTTGAACAACAAGTTGAAGGTCTTAAAGATCAGTACGGGGACTTTAGTTCTGATGATCTTTTCCAACACGCGTTGCGCCATAAAATCGGGAACCTAGAAGCAGCATTAACACATATGCGTTTCGGTGATGTTTCTGAACGTGCAGCAAAGTTGGAGAAGGAAGCGGAACGCACTGGTGCTAAACGAGACGCTGGGGTGGTTGAATCTTCGGGTTCTAAAGCCGCCGGAGCGGTGTCGTCTAAAGCATCTGGTGATAAGGGTCCACAAACTGTTCGAGAGGCTTTCATTCAGGCCAAGAAAAACTTGGTTTGATTAATTATTTCACGGAGGTGAAAAGAATATGACTACAGCAAATAGCAATTTTGATGAAATTCTTTCCACCACCCTTAATAACTACGTTCCTAAACTGACTGACAACGTTTTTTCGGCTCGGCCTCTGTTTTATGCCTTGACGAACGGTCAGTCTATTCGACGTATTTCGGGTGGCGCAAAGATTGTTGTTCCAATCATTCATGGAACTAACGATACCGTTGGTTCCTACACTGGTGATGGAACTATTCCTACTACTGCCCAAACGGGTATTAGTGCTGCTGAGTACGATTGGAAACAATACGCTGCTTCGGTAACCATTACTGGTATCGAAGAAGCAAAAAACAACGGTGAAGCACAAATCATCGACTTGCTTGAAGGTAAAATCTTCCAAGCGCAAGAGTCGATTATTGAAGGCATGAACACCATGTTGTGGGGTACCAATGGCGCTCACGCTACTGATTGGCTCGGCTTGGGCGACCTTGTTGACTCAACTGGTGCTGTTGGCGGTATTGATCCGGCTGCGGCATCTCCCGCTGATAACGCTTTCTGGGCTTCCTCAGAAACTGATATTAGTGCGGTTGCTGCTGGTGCGCTAACTACTGCACACATGGCAACCATGTACAACAACGTGTCGGTCGGCAACGATCAACCGTCCATTATCATCACGACTCAAGCCGCATACGAAGCGTATGAGAACTTGTTGACTGATCAAATCCGTTACACCGATACCGATGTAGCGGATGCTGGGTTCCAGAACTTATTGTTCAAGGGCGCTCCGATCACGTTTGATGACCAATGTACAGCGGGCGAAATGCTTTTCCTGAACACCAAGTACCTGCGTCTCGTAGGCCACTCTGATGTTTGGTTCAAGGCAACACCATTTGTACGGCCTACCAACAAAGACGCTGTGTATTCACAGATTCTTTGTTACGGCAACATGACGATCAGCAACCGCGCTCGTCAAGGCAAAATAACTGGTATCGCTAGTTAACCTTAGGGTTGTTGGGGGTGGCAGCCTTTGGGCTGCTGCCCCTCAACTAATTGGAGAATATTCATGGCTCGCAGTTTCGCAATCTCTCATAGTTCTTCTTCTCGTCCTGCTGGGGAACCAGCCAACAACTTTCGGGCTTTGACTCCTGCTCCGCATTCTACGGCGGGTCGGAACATTCAGAAAGTCAATCCGATGGGGCCGAAACGGGAAACAATTATTGAGGTTTGCTCAGCGACTACCAAGGCTGGTAGTTCGTGTAAGGCCCGCCCTGTGGCGGGTACTGGACTCTGCGTGTTTCATGGAGGCGCCAAAACGGAAGGATTGTAATGCAACTATCTGAAATGCGTAACTATGTTCGCAATGTTGTCGATATCGATGATACGGATATTTCTGATCCCACGTTGAATGCTTTCATTGGTGAGGGTTACGATCTTATTGTTTATTCTGAGAAGCGTTGGCCGTTTTTTGAGGTAGCCAACACGTTCCTCACTCTCAATGGAACTAAAGATTATTCGCTGGCTGCTGTTGGTGTTAATGTTAAAGACGCTGCCGAACGTGATCTTGGTTTGCGGGAAATCAATTCTCTACGAACCAACAAACACGTTATAGAATATATTGGTTCCGACGATGGCGACATCATGTACCCGTTGGATTCGACTAATACTGGGGAACCCTTGTACTGGTCGTATTGGGGTGAAAGTGTTCGCTTCTACCCTACCCCCGACGCTGCGTACACTATTTCGATGCGGGGTTACCGCAACGCTGAAGCGTTTTCGGCAGACACAGACTCGCCTGATTTGCCTGATGCGTTTGACCGCGTATTATCGTTGTACGCTATTTACCGTTCGTATCAGCAGCAAGAAGACGGCGGCATGTCGCAACAATACTATGTGTCGTTTGTCGGTGAGTTAGATAATCTGGCTAAACGGTTTAACGATACTCCTGCTGCTCAACCTATGATTTTGAATAGTCGGCGTTCTGGTCGTAGAGGATTGTCTCGTATGCGTTACTCTTGGGAGTAGCGGATGGCTTTATCTAGTTTTGTTCCGCCTGCTTCTAGCGGCGAACCGTACCGTTACGAAGAGTTAAATGATTTTACGGGTGGTTTGAATCTGCGCGCCGATCAGTCTTCTTTGGCTCCTAACGAGTCGCCTGACTTGCTGAACGTTGATGTCGACCCTCGTGGCGGTGTGGAGCGTCGCGACAATATTGATGCTTTGAATACAACTGCGTTGAACGGCGACATTTTGATGATCGCCGATCATTTCGAGACCACTAGCGGTACTGAACAGATCATTGTGGCTGCTAAGAATAGTGCTGGTACTGGTACGGAACTTTGGTTTGGGTCTGGTGGAGATTTTACTCTAATTCAGGACGCGACTGGGGTTGTCACGTTGACGGGGGTTTCTGTTCCTTCGTCGGTGACGTTTAACGATTCGACTTATATTTCTAACGGCGAGTTGTTCGACAGTCCTGCGGACAAGTCGGCGTTGCGTTGGCGTGGAGGTAACTCTGGTACTGCGTTAACGTTGGGTGTCGGCGATTGGGGTGCTAACGGCCATTTTCCTCAGGCACGGTTTACTGCTACTTGGGGTGAACGGGTTTGGGCTGCGTATACGACGGAGGCAAGCACGGATCGGGCTTCGTTGATTCGTTGGTCTAAAATCAACGATGCTGAGAATTGGCTCGAAGCGGATTATATTGAGGTCGACATCGGGGAGCATGGTGACGCTATTACGGCGATTGTTCCTGATGGTGATCGGTTGCTTGTTTTTAAGCAGGAATCTGTTTATGCTATTTATGGTTTTGATTCGGATACGTTTCAGGTTGTTAACTTGACTCGTGCCGCTGGGTGCCGTTCTGGGACGGTTCCTGTCGCTACTCCTCTTGGAGTGTTTTTTTGGTATGCTGAAGAGGGCTTATTTTTGTTGAGCCAGCAGGGTTTGGCTCATATTTTTTCTCGTTTGAAACCTGCTGTTGAGAACGGGTTTTTGACGTTGTCGAATGCGCCGTCTTTAATGTGGTTTGATCAACGGTTGTGGTTGTCTGTGGATTTCCAGTCGGGGGATAACCATACTGGGTCGTCTCAGTCGGGTCGCCGTAACATATTTATTTTGGATGGTTCGTTGGG